CAAAGTATCATGATACATTTAATGAACATTATAAAAATTATAGTCCAGAAGAATTAGAAAACAAACTTAGAAGAGTTAAAAATGAACACATAGAATCTAAATCTAATAATTACAATACTAACAGTAGTAACATAGAAAGAAAATTATATTTAACAGCAATTGAAAATGGTTTAAATTCTTTAAGTGAATTTTCTCAAGAAAGGGTCATAAATTATGCTTTAAATAATAATTTAGATATTCCAAAATAAGGGGGTGATAATATGCTAAAGATAAGAATTACATATAACTATGAAAGACCAGAAGAATTAGAAGAGGCTATTAAAAAGTTAGAAAAGGAATTTGAAATTATAAGTCAATCACAGGCTTATAAAAGTAGAGGCAAAAGTAAGTATTCTAGCATCTATTTAGATGTTGAAACAAAAAAATAAAATAAAAAAGTCGCCCACACAAAGATGAGCGACCCTGGAAGTTACAACTATGTTATAACTAACCGTAGCAAGTAAATTATAACATAGTTTTTCTCCAGGAGGAAGGGGAAGAATAATGAGAAGACATAAAGTCAAAATGTTCGACGATAATATGAATTTAGAAAAAATATTTTTTGTCGATGTATTGTCAGATGAAGAAAAGGCAATAAAAAGAAAAGAGGAAGAAATAAAAGATTTTTTGTATTTTAATCCAATTTTAAGATCACTTGCAATTAAAATTTTAGATTGGAGGGGTTGGAATGCAAAATGATAGTATAGAAATATTAGATAGAGATAAAAAAACAAAAGCAACTTATATTTTAAGCAAAGAAGAACATTTAGAAGGATATAAAGAAAAAACTGAATATAATTCATGGCTTGAGGTTGTATTTGCCCTTGTAATAAAATTTTGTAGATTTAGCTTATATTTAGTTATTAATCTTTTAAAAATGCTTATAAAGGTCATAGAGGGATTATTTTTAAGAGATTATGAACCTTTTAAACCTATTAGTGATGCTTATAAAGAAAAACAAGATAAAAAAGTAGAAGATTATATTAAAAGAAACACAAAACCGCATGCAGTAACTTCACACAACTACGAGTTTATTAGAAGTAAAGTATTTGCTCGTAACTATCTAAAAATAGATAAATTACTTTCTAATTGTGCAAAGCATGATGCGGAAATGAACGAAGATCTATATAAAGACATTATGAAAAGAATAGATATTATCATTACAGAAGCAGAAAGACAAGCACATGCAGAAGGATATAAATTTGCAAAGAAAACTAGATATAAATTTGAAAGCACAGAGGAATTTGACAAATATATTGAAGATAGAGTTTTAAGAGGGGAGGATTATCGTGAATATAACAGAGAGCAACTGGAAGAACTTGATGAAAGATACAATTAAAGATTATTTATTTATAGATGAAGATGCTGTTCCAGTTACAAACTTTGATGATTATTACATAACGAGTTTTGGAAGAGTATTTAGCAGCAAGAAAAGATTTGAGCATCAAACACTAGATAAAATTGATTATGGAAGTGTTGTTTGGAAAGAGCTGAAAGTTTTTTATACTCACAGATATAAAACTGTAACATTGGTCCAAAATGGTAAAAGAAAAAATATTCCAGTTCATAAATTGGTTTACGAAGGATTCTTTGGAGCGTATAATACAAGATTTTTTAAAATAGTATTCAAAGATAATAATCCTGAAAATTGTAGAAGATCTAACCTAAGATTAGAGTTTAGAAATAAATCTCAAAAGACTTTAAAAGAGTATGAAAGACAACAACGATTATATGAATTACTAGGGTAAATTTCCACTACCCTAGTGGATTAAAAATAACATAAAAAATGCTAAAGCCTCTACTCTAAATGAAAAATTACTTTTAAGAGAGACAGGGACAATCGACATGACAGGGACTATTTTTACCGACTATTCAGGTTTTAAAGTTGAATGATATTAATTAGAGAAGGGGTAATAAAAATGAAAAATAATAACATTAAAAAATTATTTGAACAATGGGAAATTAAAAAATTTCTAGAACCATTTGAAGAAGAAAAAGTTAGTGTATATGTATTAACTATTTGTGGGGTAGATTTTAGTATGTCAAATGCAACTGTAAAATATACAGATGATATTATTGAATTTAAAACTAAAAATTGTACAACAAATATAGTTCTTCAAGCTATTAAAAGTCTAGAAATAGATGAAACAACAGAAGTTGCCAGAGTTAAGGCTAAAACTGAAAACGGAACTTTTGTAAAATTTACTTATAAAAATATATAGGAATATGTTCCGATTGTAATTGGAAATGAAAGGTGTTAATCTTATATTGTATAAGACTTAAAGTTTTAGCTATATTACTAATATAAGTACTCCTTTCTTAAAGAATAACTACCTTTCCATCTGTGAGGTAGTTATTTTTTATTGTTAATTAGGAATATGTTCCGATTGAAGTTTTGAAAAAACAGTAGTATCATTAATAATATAGTTATCTAAGATTATATTTTTTTATTCCTAAAATATTTCTAGTATCATTAGAATTTATGGTATGAAACAATACTCCCTAACCGCTCTTAACCCTCATCAAGAGCGGTTGTTTTTTGTGAAAAGTTAGGAATATGTTCCGATTTTCAAATTGTTATTGGGATGTTATAATTAAATTGTTAAAAGTATTTCTATATCTTATATATGACCTATGATTATTTAGAAGAAAATCCATCTTGCGGAAGGTGGATTTTTTTTCTTTTCTAGTGTTTTTGTGGAATATTAACCAAATATTTTACATTTACGAGAAAAAGCAGTTATTTTAGAATAAATTTTATGATAATCAACAATATTTCAAAGGTAAGAAACGAGAAAAATCATAGTCTTAGAAAGTTAGCATACAAAACTAAACTAAGTAAAAGTACTCTCTTTAGACTGGAGAATAACGATACAGTACTGGATCTAGTAAAGCTAGAAAAAATAGCGATAGCTTTAGGTTGTAGAATAACTGACTTATTTGATTCTGAATACAAATAGTGTCCCGCAATGGGGGACAAATAGACAAAATGGCAATAAATGGAAGTATAATGTAAATAAGGTATAGAATTTTATGAAAATTAGTATTATAATATATCTACACAGAACGTAAGTTCGATATATCTATTTTCAAAAGGGGGAAAGAATATGGATAATGAAAGGGAAAAAGTAATACAAAGAATAAGCAAGGCTTTAAATGAAATATCAAGTATTTATGTTTTGTACAAATTAGAAAATTATATCAAGTGTGTAAAAAATAAGTGCTCTAAAAAAGAACACTTATAAAAAATAATTATTTTTTTTGATTGTTTAATCCATTAATTAGTGTGATAATAGCATCTACATACTTTTCATCTAAGAGAGATAGTCCTGATACTATCTCTTTTATTTTGGATCCATCATTAATGGTGGCGTTAGCTAAAATTTCATTTAATGCTATTTCCTCTTTCGGTAAAGTATACATATCACCTTCTCCAGTCAAAAGCCATTGCTCATTTACATTATAAACACTACATATGGATTTTATAAGATATGGTTTCATTTCCACTCTTTCGGCTTCGGTGTTTCCAATTATATCTCTAGAATATCCCATTCTTGCACCAAATTCAGTTTGGCTTAATTCCATATCATTTCTGACTTTTTTAATTCTTTTACCGATCATCAAAACACCTCCTTATATAAATATATATAACATAACTAATTGTGTTGGTCAACACAAAACATGACATTTTTAAAATAAAAAAATGTTTTATTTGCCCAAAATGTGTTGTAAAACACAAAGAAATAGTTTATAATGTAACTAACAACACAAAAGGAGGGGGATAATATGAATTTAACAGAAAATAAAAAAGAGAAAAAAATCTTAGATGCAATAAACGATATGAGAAAACTTGATGACACACAATTAGATATAGTAATTGACTGTATAAAATCTTCTCTAAAAGTCCAATACCTATTAGGGTTAAACAAAAATAATTCTAACCCTTTAAAATCTGAATAGTAGGTTGAAAAAAATGAATATGGAAAGAGCTTTTAAAGGAATTTGGATTCCTGCTGAAATTTGGTTATCTAAAGAATTGAAAATAATGGAAAAGTTATTTTTAGTAGAAATAGATAGTTTAGATAATGAAGATGGATGTTTTGCAAGTAATGAATACTTTTCAAATTTCTTTGATTTATCTAAAAATAGATGTTCAGAAATTATAAAATCTTTAGAAAAAAAGGGCTTTATAGAAATAGAATACATCTATAAAAAAAATAAAAAATCAATAGAAAAAAGAATAATAAAGATTATTCGAAATATCGACCAACCTATTCGAAATATCGAAGGGGGTATTCGAAATATCGACCAGGGGTATTCGGAAAATCGAAGGGGGTATTCGGAAAACTGTGAAGATAATAATACAAATAATAATATAAGTATTAATAATACAAATAATAAAAAAGAAAAAAAGAAAAAAAGAACTGATTTAGATGTTCTTATAAATGAGTATACTTCTAACTCTTTCTTACAGGAAACAATAATAGATTTTATGAAAATGCGAAAGAGCATTAAAAAGCCTGTTACAGAAAGAGCATTAAAAGGAATACTAAATAAACTAGATAAGTTAGCAACAACAGATGATATCAAAATAAAAATACTGGAAAACTCGATTGAAAATTGTTGGCAAGGAGTTTTTCCACTAAAAGACAACTTAAGTAACTACAACTCAAATAAACATCAAGACAATAACAATTCAAACATATTAGAGGACTTACAAAAATATCAAGGTTATATAGATCCCGAGAAAATGAAACCAGTAAGTCAAGATGACTTAGATGAAATAGACGAATTACAAAAAGAATTAGATGAAATGGGAGGCGGCAGCATAGAAAAATGGCTATAGAATATCAATGTGAGAAGTGTAGAGATTTGGGATACACTTTACAAGAAGATAAAGAAGGCTATACTCAAGCCGTTCCTTGTGAATGTATCAAGAAAAGACAAATAAAAGAAAAGTTAGAAAGATGTGGCCTAACGAATTCTTTTAAAAAGAAAACTTTTTTAAACTTCAAAACAGATACAGAACATCAGAAACAGGCGAAATTACGAGCCATGAGCTACTGTAAGAAGTTTAAAGAGGAAAAGGGTAGTTTCTTATTAACTGGAAAGCCGGGAACGGGAAAAACCCATTTAGGAATTGCAATGATGATGCAACTCGTAAATCAAAATGTAGGATGTAGATATGCTGAATATGTTAGCTTAATTATGAAACTAAAACAATGTTGTATGGATCCAATTAATTACAACAAAGAAATAGAACAGTATAAGAATTGCACTGTGCTATTCGTTGATGATTTACTTAAAGGTCAAACAAGCGAAGCTGATAGAAAGTATATCTATGAAATAATAAATTATCGTTACATGACAGAAAAACCGATTATAGTAAGTACAGAAAAATCACTAGATGAATTGATGGATTATGATGCTGCTATAACTAGTAGAATCATAGAAATGTGTAGAGAAAACATAATCGAGTTTAAAAATGTACCAAATATGAGAATTAAGGGGGTTTAGAAAATGCCACGCAACACCTTGGGTGACCTAAATAATCATTTATTCGCTCAATTAGAACGTTTAAATGACGAAGAGATAACAGGAGAAAAATTAGAAGATGAAATTATAAGAAGTAAAGCAGTTATAGGAGTTTCAAAACAAATTATTGCCAATGCAAATGTTGTATTAAAAGCAAAATCCATAGAATTAGAATATGGTAAAAACAATGAAAAAGAAATGCCTAAAATGCTAGAAGGTGGTGAATAATGAGCGAAAAACCACATAAATGGAGTGAAGAAGAAAAAAAGTATCTTGGAGAAATTACTCCAGGGAAACATCGTAAGGAAATATTAGACTTAATGAACGAAAAATTTGAGTATAAATTCAAACTAAGTCAAATAACAAGTGCAATTAAAAGATATGGATATAACACAGAGTTTGATGGCCAGTTTCAAAAGGGACATAAAATGTGGAATAAAGGGACTAAAGGACTCACTGGTCCAAATAAAACTTCTTTTCAAAAAGGTTGTAAACCTTGGAATAAAAAAGAAATTGGTAGTGAAAGAATTGATAGTAATGGATATATTCTAATAAAAGTAAAAGAACCTAATGTGTGGAAGTTGAAGCATAGGATTCTATATGAAAAATATCATAATATCAAATTAACACAAGATGATGTAGTTATATTTGCTGATCAAAACAAATTGAACTTAGAAAAAGATAATTTAATATTAATTAATAAAAGTCAATTACTAAGAATGAACCATGAAAAATTAATTTTTCATGATAAAGAATTGACGAAAACGGGTTCAAATATAGCTAAATTAATAATGAAAGTTAGTGAAAGGAAAGGTAAAGATGAATAATGTAGTTTTAGTAGGACGATTAACAAAAGACCCAGAGTTAAGATACATACCTAATTCTGGAACACCTGTTGCTACTTTTACGATGGCAATAGACAGAGACTATAAGAAAAAAGATAGGACAAAAGAAACAGACTTTATACCAATAGAAGTTATAGGGAAAGCAGCTGAATTTTGTGCTAACTATTTATCAAAAGGAAGATTAATAGCAGCACAAGGAAGCATCAAAGTAGATAGATATCAAACTCAAGAAGGGGAAAACAGAACATTTACAAAAGTCAGTGCAAGAAATGTACAAGCATTGGATTATGCAAAAGACAATAGTAGTAAACCAAATTTTGAACCAACTGCAGGTCTAGATCCTAATGGTTTCCAAGCAATAGATGACGAGGATATACCATTTTAGAAGGGAGTAAGTAAAATGATGAAAGATAAAGCATGTTGTTATGACTGCTTATACATGAAAAATGAAAGAGGAATAAAAAGTTGTAAAAAAACAAACAAGGAAATAGTAAATCCATTTGATAATGTTTGCAAGAAGTTCAAATGCTTTCAATGTACTAAACATGAAAGAGAGGAATGTCAATGTTATACGAACTTTTAAAAATATTGACAGCTTTTTATGCTGGATTTTTCTTAGGAGTTTGTTGGTTTGCAATGAATGATGATTAAGGGGGAAGGTAAATGAGTATAGGGGGATTTCGTTAGAGAAAAAAGACTTTATATGAAGAAAAGCAGAAGTAATTTAGCAAAAGATGTAGGGGTTACAGAAAGCTATATAGCAAAACTGGAAAATGGGGTTATAACAAATCCCACTTTACTAGTGCTAAAAGGACTTTCGAAAGCTTTAAATGTATCGCCATTAGAGTTTTTTAAATAGGGGGAGAAAATGAAAGAGATAAAATTAAAACAACTATCAATAAGCAATTTTAAAGGCATATCAAAATTAGACATAAATTTCAAAGATATCACAACAATATCAGGCCAAAATGCAACTGGAAAATCAAGTATATTTGATGCTTTTACATGGTTATTATTCGATAAAAACAGTAAAGGAGATAGCAAATTTGAGTTAAAACCTTTAGATGAAAATAACGAATATATAAGAGGTTTAAATCCTCATGTAACAGGCATCTTAGAAGTAGATGGATTAGAAGTAAAACTATCAAAAGAATATAAAGAAAAATGGACCTCTAGAAGAGGAGAAAGCGAAAAAGTATTTGATGGGAATACAACAAAATATGAAATTGATGATATTCCAGTTAAAAAATCAGATTATAACAAGCAAATAAATGAAATAGCAGACGAAGAAACATTTAAATTATTAACTAACCCTTTTCATTTTCCTTCTCTTAGTTGGAAAGAACAAAGAAAAGTCATCTTAGAAGTTGCTGGAGGGAATATATCAGTAGATGATGTTGTAAAAACTGATAAAGATTTAAATTTAGTAAAACAAGATCTAGAAAAAGAAGATGTATCAAAGCTAATAGACAGTAAAAAAGGTAGCATTAAAAAACTAAGAGAAAATAAAAAGTCAATTCCTTACAAAATCGAGGAATTAATGGAAACAGTAGTTGATTTAGATGTAAAAGAAGTTGAAAAAGAAATAGCATTTAAAGAAAGTAAGTTAAAAGATATAGACAATAAAATAAGCGATATAGCTAATAGTAGTAAAGAATTATTAGCTAAAAGAAATGAAGTAATGAAAAAAATAAGTGAAAATGAAAACTTAATCGAAGAAGAAAGACAAGCTGACAGAAAAGATTATGACAATAAAGTAAGAATATTAGAAGAAGAAAGAAGAAAAGAAGAAAAAGATTTATATTCACAACAACAAAAGAAAAATGAATGTGAATATAAAATAGATGGACTAACTAGAAAGTTTGAAATGCTAAAAAATGAAGCTGCTAAATTAAGAGAAGAATTTAGTGAAATTCAAGCTGAGAAAGTTGATTTTAGTAGTATAAAAACAGAGTGCCCTACTTGTAAACGACCTTTTGATGAATCAGACATAGAAGAAAAACAAGCAGAATTAGAGAAAAACTTCAATCTTGATAAAGCTAGAAGAAAAGAAGAAGTAATAGAAAAAGGCAAAATAAAAGTTAAAGAACAAGAAGATATTCAAGAAGATATCGAAAATTATACTTTAAAGCTTTCTGAGATAGAAAATAATATAAACATCAAGAAAGAAAAAATAAATCAGCTAGAAAGCCAAATAGGAGGTATTTCTTATACGCCTAGTGATGCAACGAAAGAAAAAATATTAAAACTTAAAAGAGAAAACAACAAGCTTTTAGAAAGTTTACAAGAAGATGATACATATCCAGATAAATCAGGATTTTTAATTGAAAAAGGAGAAATTAATACACAACTAAAAGGGTTATATAGTCAATTAGGAGCAGTTAAAAATAACAAGAAAGTAAATCAAAGAATAGAAGATCTAAAAGCAGAGGAAAAACAAATCGGAGTAGAAATAGCAAGACAAGAAGGTCTTATAATGCTATATGAAAAGTTTATTACTAAGAGAGTAGAACTTTTAGAAAAAAATATAAATAAGCATTTTAAGAACGTAAGCTTTAAATTATTCTCTACTCAAGTTAACGGAGCTATTGCAGAAACCTGTGAGGCAACTATAAATGGAGTACCATTTTCTAATGCAAATACTGCAGGTCAAATAAATGCTGGTATAGATATAATAAACACTTTATCCGAGTATTTCAAATTAGTCGCACCTATATTCATTGATAATAGTGAATGTGTAAATAAAATAGCAGATACTAAAGGTCAATTGATTAAGTTGGTAGTCACAGAGGATAAAGAAATAAAAATAAATGAATAGGTGTAAAAATGAAATGGAGCATAGAAGAAGAAAAGTTTTTAGAAGAAAATTATAAATTAATATCAGATGAAGAAATAGCAAAATATTTAGGGCGAACATTATCTTCAGTTAGAGGAAAGGTTAATTTTGAAAAAGCTAAGAGACATAAACAAGATAGATTGACTAAGAAAAATAACTATCTAACAGAAGAACAAAGGAAAGAAAAAGTTAAACGCATATTGTTACTAGCAACAGGAGTTTTATTAGATTAGGAGAGTGACGAGTATTGAAAAATCAAATAATTAAACAATCTCAAAATATTGCAGAAAAACCTAAAACTGTTACAGACGAAGTTTTAGAAAGGGTAAAAGAGTTACAAGCAAGTAAAGAATTAGTAATACCAGAGAATTATGCAGCACAAAACGCTTTAAAATCAGCTTATCTAATCTTACAAGAAACAAAAGATAAAAATAAAAGATGTGTATTAGAAACTTGTACAAAAGTAAGTATAGCAAATTCTCTTTTAGATATGATTATTCAAGGATTAAGTCCTTCGAAAAAGCAATGTTACTTTATTCCACATGGAAATAAACTCCAACTAACTAAAAGCTATATGGGAACTATAGCTGCAGCGAAAAGAAGTAAACATATAAAAGATGTGAAAGCTTATTGTATCTATGAAGGCGATGAAGTTGAGTTTGAGTATAAAAATGGAAATATAAATGTAATAGATTATAAACCTGATTTAAAAAATATAGATAACTCAAAGATAATAGGAGCATTTGCTGTTGTTATAGGAGAAGAAGGGGTTTTACATACGGAATATATGAGTATGGCACAAATAAAAACATCATGGGCGCAAGGACCAACAAAAGGTAAAAGTCCTTCACATAT